GAGTGGTGAAGAAATCCACGATTACCTAACCAAGTAAAACCTCTCTGCCCTGCCACTAACCCTGGCAGGGCTTCTTACTAATGACTAAACAAGACACCCTTCGCGCGAAACAGCGCCAAAATGACCTCAACGCTTTTCGTCGCTATGAACGCCAATACTGGCTTGCCTACGCCCGTAGCCAAAATCCGCACCCTCCCAGGTGGCGCAGCAGTTCAAGTCACAGTCGGCAACTTCAGAGGTGTTGTCAGCTCGACGCGCTCGACTGAACACAAAATCCGTCAACTCCGCTCCTATTGGCAAAAAGCTCATCATCGTCAAATGTTGAGCTAAACTTTGCTCAACTTTGTTTTGATGATGTTGGCATCAATATCAGATCTAAAGTCAGATCACAAAAATGCTCGACGTCGTACTGATCGATCTTCTGACTTGATTAAAGAATCGCTGCAACGATATGGTGCAGCAAGGTCAATTGTCATTGATGAAGAAAACCGCATACTTGCTGGAAATGGAACCATCGATGGCGCTAAAGCAGCAGGCATTCGTCGTGTACGCATAATCGAGTCAGAAGGAGATGAAGTTATTGCTGTTCGTCGCACTGGCCTTTCAGAAGAAGACAAGGTTGGTTTAGCTCTCGCAGACAACCGCACGGCTGATCTCAGCGAATGGGATCAGGAGATGCTGCATCGGCTTTCAGAAGAACATGACATCAGCCCTTGGTTTGATCAGGACGACCTGAACGAAATTCTCAACGTCACGGAGCTTGATCCTGAAGAAGGCAACACAGATCCTGACGACGTACCAGAAGCACCAGAAGATCCCATAACAAAACCAGGGGATTTATGGATTCTTGGCAACCATCGCTTGCTTTGCGGTGACTCCACCAACCCGCAGCACGTTGAACGCTTGATGGATGGCAAGAAGGCTGACATGGTCTTTACTGACCCGCCTTACGGCGTTAGCTACGAAGGTGGGCATAATCAGAAGAAACGCGATCAAATCAAAAACGATGCGCTGCAGGGAGCAGATCTGACAAATTTGTTTGCTGATGCACTTGCTTCGGCACTTCCTGTCACTGCTGATCATTCAGCTTTTTACATTTGGTTCGCGAGTGGCAAAAGCGTTGAGACATTTGCATCTTTCTCAAATCTGCCACTTGATTTGAGGGCTGTTATTCAGTGGTACAAGGTCCGCTCTGGATTAGGTGCCTTCATGGCTCAATACATCCCAAACTGCGAACCCTGTATTTACGCTTTTAAATCAGGTTGCTCCCCACAATGGTTTGGTCCAAGTGACGAAAAGACCGTTTGGGAACTTCAGAAGGACTCAAAGAACAAATTTCACCCCACTCAAAAGCCTGTTGAGCTGCCTAGACGTGCTCTCCGCAACAGCAGTAAGGCTGGCCAAATAATCCTTGATTTGTTTGGTGGATCAGGCGCAACGCTTATTGCTTGCGAGCAAGATCATCGCCATGCACGCCTGATGGAGCTAGATCCCGCCTTTTGCGATGTCATCGTCAAACGTTGGGAGGACTTCACAGGCAATACCGCCGTCTGTGATCCTGCTGCGTCACACTTTGTTCAAAATGAGCTGACGGACTGATGGGAAAAAAGTCCACCAAAATCGAAATGGACATGCGTATCAACCGTGTTGCTCGCCTTTTGGCAAACGGTGCTGTGCGCTCTGAGATCCTTCAGTACGCAGCAAAAGAGTGGGAGGCCTCAGATCGCACTGCTGATACTTACATCGCCCGTGCTAGGGACATCTTGCGTGCTGACTGGGAAACGGATCGCCTGACTTTTACCGCAGAGATTTTGGCCCAGCTTGCCACGCTTCAAAAAGAGGCCAGAAAACAAAACAACCTTGGTGCTGCTTTGGGCTGTATTAAGACAGCTGCACAGATTACGCAGATTTTGCAGTGAGCATTCTGGCCCACATTGAAGAAGGTTCAATCCTCAAAAGAATTGGCGAGAATCACACGGCCATTGATGCGTCACTGTTAATTGATCGAGTCAAAGCTGATTTGCATCCAGGGCAGCGGGCTTTTGTTGACGATCAATCCACACAGATCATTGGTTTGTCTGCTGGTTATGGTGCAGGGAAGACTCGTGCTCTGTGCGCCAAAACTCTTGCGCTGTCAATCGCTAACCAAGGTTTTGTCGGTTGCGTGATGGAGCCAACAGGCCCCCTGATCCGTGATATTTGGCAAAATGACTTTGAAGCGTTTTTAGAGCAGTACGACATTCCATACAGTTTCAGAGCATCTCCGCTTGCGGAATATGTCTTGCACCTTCCTGGCGGTGATACAAAGATTTTGTGCCGATCGTTTGAGAACTGGTCAAGGATTATCGGCTTAAACCTTGCTTGGGTATTGGCTGACGAGATTGACACGGTGACGCCTTCAATCGCTGAAAAGGCATTTCCCAAGATTCTTGGCCGTTTGCGTTCTGGCAATGTTCGTCAGTTTGGTGCTGCATCAACGCCAGAAGGTTTTCGTTGGATGTGGAACACGTTCGGTACAGAGCAGGCACAGCAGCGCAAAGACAGAAAGCTGATTAAGATGCGCTCGGCAGACAACCCACATCTGCCCCAAGACTTTATCGAGCGACTCGAAGCAAATTACGATCCCAGCCTTTTAAAGGCGTATTTGCTTGGAGAGTTCACCAATTTGACAACCGGCCAGGTTTATGACCGGTTTGACAGAGCAAAGCACGTAACAACCGATATTCCAGATGTCAGCGACGAACCTTTGAGAATCGGCGTTGATTTCAATATCGGCAACATGTCAGCTGTCATTGGTGTTCGTCTTGGGAACAAACTTCTCCTAATCGATGAGATCAGTGGCGCACATGATACCGACGCCATGGCACAACAGATCCAGCAACGTGCTGAGGGACGCAAGGTCTACATTTACCCTGACGCCAGTGGTGGCAACCGGTCAACTAATGCCTCTCGCACGGATATTCAAATATTGGAATCGTATGGGTTCAGCAATCAGTCACCAAAAGCAAACCCTCCCGTACGTGATCGGGTGGCTTCTGTTCAGGCTTTGTTGGAAAACGGGAAAGGAGAGGTAAGGCTGCAAGTATCGGCCAACTGCAAGCGGACAATCGAATGTTTAGAGCTGCAGTCATATACAGAGTCAGGCGGCCCCGATAAAGATGCTGGCTACGACCACATGAACGATGCGCTTGGTTATCTGATCTATAGAGATTTCTCAATGCTGAATGCGCGTGCTGGAAGAGGCACTGGCATTAGGCTTTACTAAACTGCAAGCACTAGGCGGGTTTAGCTGTGTATTCGGGTTTCTCTGGGCGGCAACGTATTGGCAACGTCACTCAGGTGAACGATCCGAACACCTCTTTCGTAAACATGGAACCCCACTGGGGTTTGATCGAAACGCTGCTTGGCGGAACGTACAAGATCAGAAAAGGCCACCGCAAGTTTTTGCCGCAAGAACCAAGAGAACTCGACGAGGCTTACGACAACAGGTTGCAACGATCAGTGCTTGCACCGTATTACGTCAGATTGGAACGCATGTTGGCAGGGATGCTGACGCGCAAGCCTGTGCGCCTTGACGATGTTTCAGACGTAATCCGTGAGCAGCTGTTTGACGTTGATTTGCAGGGAAATGATCTGCAGAGCTGGTTATTCCAGACAAGCAAGATTTGCATCCGATATGGGCATGTTGGCGTTCTTGTAGATGCTCCGGCTTCTGGCGAAAATGGTAGACCTTACTATGTAAGTTATACGCCAAGAGATATTTTAGGTTGGCGCACAGAATTAAAAGACGGCAAGCAACAGCTAACGCAACTTAGGCTGCAGGAAAAGATTGTTGTACCAGATGGCTTGTATGGTGAAAAGCAAGTTGAGCAAGTCAGAGTTCTAACCCCTGGCGCTTTTGAAATTCATCAAAAAGATCAACAAGGTGACTTCAAGGTTGTTGATGAAGGCCGTACAAGCCTGAGTGAAATTCCTTTCAGCGTTGCTTATTCAAACCGTATGGGAGTGCTGGAGTCAATTCCACCTCTTGCTGATATTGCTGAGTTGAATCT